AAATATACCCAACTGGTTATTACGTTTACTACAGAATTAAGGGTAAGCGTAGAAGCATGAAGTTGGGATCTCTGGACTTGCCTATTAAGGTTGCAAGAAACCTAGCACAAAAGAACTTGGGCCTAGTGGCTACTGGCATTGATCCAATGGATAAGAAGAACAAGCTTACATTGAATGAGGCGTTTGCTAACTATGTGCAAAAACTTACCAACAAAGGATCAAAGAGTGCTAAAGAATATTCTGCAATTTTTGACAAAGATATTAAGAAGTTATTTGGTCATAAGCATTTAGATGAAATTACTGACAGCGAGATACAAACTTTACATGATAAGGTAACTCAACGCGCACCTATCATGGCTAACAAATGCCTGGAAGTATTAAAAGCAACTTATCGTCATGCCAAGATTAAAGACCACCCAATAGACGGAATAGAAAAGAACCCAGAGGCTAAACGTAAACGCTATCTAACAGAAGAAGAGCTGAATAGTGTTGTAAGAATATTAAATGCTAAATCTAAAATACCAGAGCTAACTAACTCAGTTGCATTTATTTGGTTGTTGATATTAACAGGCGCAAGGTGTGGTGAGGTGGCTGGTGCTAAATGGTCAGACTTGCAAGACAATAAACTTACATTAAAAAACCACAAGACAATGCGTTATGGAGATGACAGAGTTATTTATTTATCTAAACAAGCCATGAACATTATTAATGCTTTGCCAAGAACAAGTGGCACGATAGTTGGGATCGGTAGTCCTAGAAAATTTTGGGATGGAATTAGAAAGCAAATCAATGCACCAGATTTAAGATTGCATGATCTTCGACATAGTTATGCATCTTTTGGCATTGGTTTGGATATGAACCTAAGTATGGTCGGTAACTTGTTGGGCCATAGAGATATTGCAGCGACTCAACGCTATGCACATATCCATGAAAAGGTGTCAGTGGAGAACGCACAGAAGATTGGCGACCATATTCAGAAGATTATTATGAATGGGTAAATTTACCTGGCTTTAGAGAAAAACGACCTCCTGAGATGCTCTCTAAGGCGTTTTGTTGACCCAACCCAAGGTTTACCCTTAACGAAGTTATGCGGTTTACAGCTCTTTATAATGCTCAATTAATTTGTTGAGATACCAAGCAGCTTTCTCTAAGTCCTGGATATTTTCTTCTTTGTCTTTGTAACGATAAAAGTATTTCCAAATGTTTCCCTCTAAGTAAGATGGAAAATTATTTGAACCGACACGATCTTTTATTAAGTCGATACATTCTATTGCACCCTGATAGTGTGCTGGTTTATTAACCATATCTTTTTCCCCTTTCATTGCTTGATTCCATTCTTCTGGTGTTGCGTTATCTATAGACATTTTTGCTCCTTAATTATCTTTAAATATTAAATGTAAAATTTCGTGAATCTTTTTGTAAAGAAAATTTCTAAATTATATTTACAATATTTTCTCCAGTTCACTTGCTTTATTAAAAAAGCATGGGTTAGAATAACACAATCGTGAACAATGAGTAAAATTTATGAATAATAAAGTTTGGCTAACACAAGAAGAGTTAGCAGAGAGATGGAGAAAGTCTCCGAGAACATTGGCAAATTATCGGGCGCAAGGCAAAGGCCCAACCTATTCTAAAATGGGTGGCAAGGTTCTTTATGATCTTCAGGTCATAGAGCAGGAAGAAACTAAATCAACTATCGAACCAGTCGCAAGTTAATTGGTTAATGCAAGGTCGAAAGGCCGAAGGGGAGAGCTTGAGTGCATACAGCAAATAGAACAACTGTTGGGGATAAAATTGGAAGTTAATTACAGTCAATCATTTGGTGGCGGACACGACTTACTTGGTTGTCCTGGTTATGCCATTGAAGTTAAAAGACGCAGAGCAGTATCACAAGCCGATCTAAAAAATTGGTGGGATCAAGCAGTTAAGCAAGCACTTAAAGTTGATCTGTTACCTTGCCTTTGGTTTCGAGCAGACAGAGCAGACTGGAAGGTAGCCATACCAGATGTCTACGCACACAAGAACAATTTATTTCCCATAGAAGATTTTAACATTGCTTCGGTTATGTCAACTGAACTGTGGGCTGCAATAATGAGAGAGGAGTACAACATTGGCACACGCGAAATTAGCACCGAGTAGTATAAGTAGAGTTATTAGATGTCCAGGTTCAGCGATACCTAATGCTGAAGCACCAAACACATCTTCGTTACCTGCTGCACGAGGTACTGCAATCCATGAGATGTGTGAGCAGTTATTAAAAAACAGATTAGATGGAATTACTTTGTCTGATTATTGGTTAGGCAAAACAGTAGAGCTAGAAGGCTTTGCTATAGAGATAGGCCAAGAAGAAATAGACATAGCAGAAACTTACGTCAACTACATTAATCAAAGAACTGAAGAACTCAATGGCAAACTCTTAATAGAAGAAAAACTTTACATGAATGAAATTAGCGATGACTGTTGGGGAACAAGTGATGCAGTTATCTTAGGTGAACACAATCGTATGGTGGTTGCAGATTTAAAGTCTGGTAATTTTCCAGTCGATGTAAATTTTAACGAACAATTAATGACATATAGTTTAGGCGCATTGACTCGGTGGGGAAATGAAAACACAGTCATAGAAATGACGATCATCCAACCAAGTAAAAAATCTTTTCATAAAGATGGGCCTATTAGAAGTTTTGATATTCAAGCTGTCGATCTAGTCGATTGGGGTTTTAATATCTTAAAGCCAGCGTGTGAGGAAGCATTGGGTGAAGATCCAACCTACAACGCTGGAGATTGGTGTCGGTTTTGTGCATACAAACCTGACTGTGTAACATTTCAAAATAACCTGGAGGTTAAATAATGAAAGAAGAAGAGAAAGCGTTATTATCTTTTGAAGATAAAGACGGAAACAATAGACAAATCTTTAACAAAGATTTGACAGAAAAGGTGCAACCTTTGGTGGAAGAAATCCAACAGGATTTAAAAGCAGAGGAAGAGCTTGCCCCAACATTTAACGAGGCAACCAAAGTCATGCACCATATGCAATCGGTTCGTAAGAACATTAGAAATGCGTTAGAGAAACTTGAGGCAGCATTACCGCCTTACAAAAAGCCAGTAAAAATACATGGCGTTGATGAGGTGAAAAAATGAGTCTAGCTGCAATACAAAAGAAAGCGAAAGCAAAACCAAGCATTGTGATTATCTATGGGCCATCTGGTCTTGGTAAAACCACACTTGCTGTTGGCTCAAAAGATCCAATAGTTTTGCAAACAGAAGAAGGTCTAGGTATCTTAACCAAGAACAGAGACATTCCTCATTTTCCATTGGCAAAAGATTACGATACTTTTATTGGTTATCTAAAATCTTTAGTTGATGAAAAGGAGTTGCCTTATTCATCTCTAGTGGTCGACAGCTTAGATTGGTTAGAACCAATTATTTTTGCTAAGACTTGTGAAGTACATAATCAAAAATCTATTGAGTCGTTTGGTTATGGTCGTGGTTATGTAGAGGCAGTTAAGTATTGGAGAGAGTTTCTTGACCTGGTGAACAGATTAAGAAATGAACACAGCATGAGAATATGTTTGATTGCACACAATCAGATTAAAACATTTCATGATCCATCTACTGAAAGTTATGACCGCCACGAACTTAAGCTTAATAAACACGCATCAGCATTAGTTCTTGAAGCTAGTGATATGTGTTTGTTCCTTAACTATAAAAAGGGAACAGTCAAAGTGCAGGGTAACAAAGGACTAACTAATAAAACTGTGCAATCAGGAAGAATATTAGTTACAACTGAATCACCTGCTGCGGTTGCTAAAAATAGATATGGTTTACCAGAAGAAATACCAGTCGTTGAAGAAGGCGATGACTTTATTGTCAGAGCTGAAAATACTTGGGCCGAGATTGGTAAGTTAATCAATAAATCCTAATGGCAAAGTTATCGCATGATAATGCCCTCTACTACATGAAGAGGGCAAAAGTTTTGTTGGATCATGTTGAAGAAGAAAATGGGGAACACGATCATTTACTACCCCAAGGTGGTAACAAGGAGTTGGTAGAAATTATCAAAGACTTGTTATTTTTGATTGATCGTACAGGCGACTTTGAAGAGTACGATCTCGGATAAGTTTTTTTTAGTGTTAATTTTTTACGGAGGTAATTATGGTTGATTTAACACAATATAATGATGGTGAAGCGTTTGATAGTACAAGTGTAAATAGTGGGGGCGGTGGTTCAATAGAACCAGGTCGTCATGTTTTACATTATGCTGGTTCAGAAGAAATCTATAACGAAGAACTTGATAGGAAAGTTATTAGAATAACTTTTGAAATCGATGGCACTACTATGAATGTCAGAAATGACTTTTGTATGCAATACAACAAACCATCACCAGAAAAGGCTAATGGCGCGAAAAAAAATGTTGAAATAGGGAAAACTTCCTTAATGCTTTTTATGAACGCTGTTGGACTAAACTCTATGAAAAATACTGATGTGCTGGTTGGCAAAGCAGTATCAGCAGAGTTAGTTAGAAATGATGCAGGTTATCTAAAAATACATGAGGATTATGGTAAAACCTGGCAAATCGTAGGAGCAGCTAAGTCTGAGCCAAAAGTAGAAGAGAAAGCTGATGATACAGATCACAGCGAGAACATCCCCTTCTAGTCATGACCTTAAATATCGGAGGCCCAGTCTTTGCGGTTATTGCAGAGACTTGGCTTCCCCGATGTTTGTCATGGTTGGAGATAAGATGTTTGGGGGGTGTTCACTAGATCACCTGGATAAAATTAAACGAGGAGAGAAGATGCAAGAGATAAAAAATTTTGCGCAAGTTTCTGAGGAAGGACTTGATTATGCTTTGGGGAAAAGCAGAGACATTTATTTAGATACAAAAAAAGAAACAGGATCATTTGAATTACACAAGTGGTCAAAAGAACAGAGGTTGGCGTTTGTCCATTCTCTTGTACGCTCTTATCTGAATCACCAGCACTCTGTGGCTGAAACAGGTTTGAGTGTCGATGACTGATCTAACACAATTTTTTGGAGAAGAGGGCCTAGCGATAGATCCTAATTTTGCTTTTGCCAATAAAGGTAAAAGTATTCAAGACTTAATCAACGAAATGCAGACGCATGGTTTGTTGGTTGATTACATAGACATGAGTGGCGAGTTAGTTCGCTGTAAGGTAGGAGCAGTTGCAAACTGTAGACCTGATAAAGTAGGTGAGGCATCTGGTTATTATGTTTTTAATCAGATTGACCACGAAAAATTTGTTTGCGTCTTTGGTAATTGGAGAAGTTCTTTTGAAGGGAAGTTTCTTAGTTACTCAGCCAACGATTTAACACCTGTTGAGAAGCAAGACCTACAGCGTAAGTTGGAGGAGGCTAATAACAGGAGACAGGAAGCTAAAGAAAAGCAACAAGAAGAAGTTGCTGTATATGCCAAGGAAAAGTTTGAGTCGGCTGAAGAGGTGGTTCAACATAAGTATTTGGATGTAAAAAGTGTTAAAAGTTATGGTCTAAAACAAGTAAATGGTAATCTGCTTGTCGGTGTGCATTCTATCACTAAAACTAATACAGGAACATTAGTAAAAGAGATAAAGTCGCTCCAATATATCTCTCCAAACGGAGATAAGAAATTTGTTGGTGGGGGAGCTGTGAGAGGCAACGTGAACCTCATTGGTTGCGATGTGAATGATCTATTGCACTTACCAAATCTAATCGTCTGTGAGGGGTATGCGACAGCAGCATCGATCTATGAAAGCACAGGTGTTCCTTGCTTGGTGGTATTTAGTGCAAACTTTTGTTTGCCAGCTCTCAGCAGATTAAGAGAAATAATTGGTAATAACTGTAAATTTATTTTAGCGTTAGACAATGACAAGAACCAAGTAGGCAATACTAAGGCCAACGAAGTTGCGACAGCAGTTGTAAATTGTGTAACCAGACTTCCAAGCATCATTGGTGATTACAATGATTTAGCAAGACAACAGGGGAATGAGCAAGTAAAGCTCGAACTGTTAGACTCCAAGTTTAACATTCGACAATACGCCATTCGGAATCTAGTAAACTCTCCTCCTCAGACCGAGTGGTTAGTAGAATCGTTCATTCCCCTCTCTAAACCTGGAATTATTGCTGCGGTAGGTGGCGTTGGTAAAAGTTTAAGCGTTATTCAATTAGCATTGGGTATTGCAACAGGTGGAAGTTGGTGGGGAAAGAAAATACTGCAACAAGGTAACAGCGTAATCTTTGCAGCCGAGGATGATTTAAGTGAGATCCACAGGAGAATAGATTTGCTCGACCCAAAAGGCGAGAGGTTTGATTCACCTTACGATGTTTATGTTTTTCCTATTCCTGAACAAAAAGAGCCGATGATCTTATTAAGAGAAGAAGGCATTACTCCTATTGGTCAAGAGTTGGTCGATGAATTAAAGATGATTCCAAACTTGAAGCTGTGTTGTTTTGATCCACTCCAGGCATTTACAACAGGCAATGTTTCTAGCTCTAACGAGGTGGGCCAATTATGGGGTTCTTATTGTGCGAACATAAGTGCCAGAATTGGTTGTAGCACTTTAACAGTTCATCATCTTAATAAAGGTGCATTAACCAATGACTCTGACGATGCAATGTCGCATCGTATGGAAATTCGTGGGGCCTCGTCCATCACGGACTCAGTACGTTATGCCATTGCCATGTGGTTGGCTGATGAAGAAACGTGTGAAAAAATTTGTGCAGAACAAGGCATAGACTTTAACCGAATGGCAGTTGTGAAAGCTGCATTGGTAAAAAGTAATTCAGGTAACGTGGATTACGGAATCAAAACCTTGATTCGTAAAGAAGCAGTTTTAGAAATCTTAGACGGAAGCAAAGCATTTGAATGGAGTTAGTCGCAAGTTGCTTTGTGATTAATCGTGATGTTACAATTTTAGTCCTAGCATTAATTAAAGGAGAAAGGAGAGATGAATGTATTAAGTTTGTTTGACGGAATGAGTTGCGGAATGATTGCTTTAGATCGTTTAGGTATCAAAGTAGATAAT